TAGGAACTTTATGGAAATCCTCCCAATTTAACAAGAAACATCAATATATTTGTAAATCTTGTAAAAAATCAAAGAAAGGGAAGTAGTAGGGTATATAACATAGGATAAACTTATGAGTCTTTTCGGAAATAACACCACTATTAATTACAATAACACTACTAAAGCAATAGAAGCTGATAGAGAGTTTAAGCTATTTGCTGAGTCAAAAATGGCTGACGGAACATGCGATAAATACATAGGCTACTCAGAAGCTAAGATTGTTGAGCTACTTAAGGAAGAGTTCTCTATGTACAAGAACGCATCTCCAAATAAAAAGGGAGAAGTAGAGTCTAAAAAATCTAAAATACCATCTTTTGAGTCTATCCACACAGCCTTAAGATCTCAAGATTTTGGAACCATTTTTACAACTCCACAATCCGATAGAATTTACGTAATTACTAAAGGTACTTGGGGTGAGAAATCAGATAATAAAGTAGTTAAAGGATTCTCAACAGACGCAGATATGGCTAAAATCAAAAAGTACTCAAAGCGTACTAAAGTAAAGCATGGAGGATCCGCAGTAAATACTTTAGATAAAGATGAAGTTACCCCTACAATGTTAAAGGGTAAAGGTAAAAATGTAAAACTTAATAAGTTTAAGAAAAAATAATACTATGAATATACACCAACGTAGAAGAGCGGCTAGAATTGCTGCACTAGAATCCGAAGCAAAAGCAAGAGAAGCATCTGCACAACCTGTAGAAGACGTAAAGCTTACAAAAGCTTCTCTAGGTAAGATGAGTAAAGATGAGCTAGAACAACTAGCTCGTGATTCTTTTAATATAGAACTTGATAAGCGTAAGACAAAAGCTGCTCTAGTTACTGCAATCTTAGAAGCACAAGATTAATGGCTCGTCCGTATAATCCTAAAACCGACCTTTATACCGCACCTCGTATCCAGAAAGAATTTAAAACAATTCTTAAAGATATTGAAGGGGACAGGGAAAAGGCATGGGAAGCCTACGAATACTTTAAAGAGCTCGTAGAGGCTAATCCCGATGACATGAAAGCCAAAACTGAAATGGTAAAGTGTTTAGAAATTTACACTAATACGCAAAATACTAAAATGAAAGCGTTGGACTCTTTAGTTAAGATTAGAGTTCATCTTGATAAAACTCCAGCTCAAGATAATAAAGCAGAAAATTTGGAAATGCTTTCTTTCGATGATCTAAAACAAAAAAAATATCAATAGTATTTTCCTTACCGTTTCTCCTATAATATAATATGAGCGAACAAAAATACTTCATTACATACAGTCAAGCATTAGACTGTTTCGTTAAGGTACGTAAAATTGAAAAGGGGGAAATTGATAATATTTTTTCCATTTTAGATAAAAAACTTTCAGATACGAACTATAGTATCGAAGAATTTACATCCTATATCTGTGAATCTTTAATCCATGATTATAAGAATCTAGTTAAAACTCATGGAAATTCTAATCTATTATTTGAGTCTTTGTACTCATGTGTTGTAGAGGTTTATCCTATTTTAACTATTGAATCTGCATGTATGCATTTTAATTATCTAACTGAAGAAGGATCTACTATAAATGCAAAAGATATACTTAAAAGCGCAAACGAATCTTTTAACTATAACATGTCAGACTTGCAAAGAATTCGCAAAAATATAGAAAAGGATTTAATAGGTCAGGAAAATGCAGTAGAAAAAATGTTTAATATGTTTAAACTAGTAAACTCTGGATTTGAAAGTTTTGGTTCTGCGTTTTTTATAGGACCTACCGGAGTTGGAAAAACCCATATAGCAAATCTTATAGCAGAGCATTACATGGGAAATCCTAAAAAGATTTTAAAGATTAACTGCTCTGAGTATGCAGGACCTCATGAATACGCTAAGCTAATTGGAAGCCCTCCTGGGTATGTGGGCTCTAACGAGCCTGGAATTCTCGCTAGTAAAGCTGAAGAATCTTCAGAGTGGGTAATCCTATTTGATGAAATTGAAAAAGCCGATACAAAACTTCATAATTTACTGCTTGGATTTTTAGATGATGGAAAAATTACTGATAATAAAGGTAATAGTTTAGATTTTACAAATTCTCTTTTCCTTTTTACAAGTAATGTAGGTATCCATGATAACGTAGGAATAAAAACTGTAGGGTTTGAAAATGAAGTCTCAACTTATGATAGTACTAAAGATAAGATAATGGATGCATTTAAGCAAGAATTCGCTCCAGAGTTTATTAATCGTATTGATGAAATCATTTTTTTCAATCAATTGACTAGGGAAAATGCTGAAGATATAACAAAATTGAATTTATGTAATTTACCTATTAAAATTACCAAAAAACTAGTAGCTCACGTAGTAGATAATGCATACTCCCCTGAGTATGGGGCAAGGAATATAAAGCGCTATATAAAGCAGAATGTAACGCTAAAACTTGCCGATAAAATACTAAATGGCTCTGAAGCCAAGAAATTCAAACCTAAATTCCAACAAGGAGAACTCCTTGTAGAAGAAATCTAAAATGTCTAATAAACCTAATCTACTCCTTACAAACGCTCGCTTAGCTATTGGTATAGTAATACCTCTCATTACAGTACTATTCTTCTTTTTTCAATTACAAACAGACATTTTAGCTAATGCTGACCATATTGACCGTAATACTACTTCGATTACAAAAATGGAAAGTAAGCTAGAAGGAATGGAAAAAAGTATGAATGAATTAGTAGTAGATATAAGGGTTATGACTGTTCAAATGGATACTATGATGAAAACCATGGAAAGAATGGAAAAGAAACTCGAAAAACAATAAATATTTTATTATAATTGGAACTCCTTACACTATAATGGTATAAGGAGTTTTATTTTTGGAAAATTTAAATAACATAACAGGTGTGGTTTTAGCAGGTGGCTTAGGGTCTAGATTAGACCCTCTTACTAGAGCCACTAATAAGCATTTACTTCCCGTATTCGATGAGCCTATGGTATATCATCCAATTAGAACCTTAGTAAATGCAGGTATAAAAGATATTTTAGTTGTAACTGGAGGTCCACATGCGGGAGATTTTATTAAAGTTTTACGTAATGGTGAAGATTTAGGGTTAGATAGATTAAATTATGCTTACCAAGAGGGAGAGGGAGGTATAGCACACGCTCTAGCCATGGCACAATCGTTTGTAGGCTCCAATAAGTGTGTAGTAGTTCTAGGTGATAACTTAATTTTTGAAGACGTCTCACAGGCTGTAAACGTGTTCTCAATACAAGACAGAGGAGCTCATATTTTTACTAAAGAAGTTTCTGACCCTGAAAGATTTGGAGTCTTAGAGTATGGCAAAACCGAATGGGGAGGTATAAAAGATATTATAGAAAAACCTGTAAATCCACCTTCAAATGATGCTGTAATCGGTCTCTATATGTATGATAACACTATTTTTGATAAAATCAATTCGCTATCCCCTTCAGAAAGAGGGGAACTAGAAATTACAGATATTAACCGAATGTACCTAGAAGAGGGTACTCTCACAGCTCATAAGATTAATGGAGCTTGGTTGGACTGCGGAACTCCGCAATCCTTAGCAGAAGCAAACGCTATCGTGCTAGAAGATTATAAAAATACTCATTAATGGAAAACATTTTAATTACAGGAGGAGCTGGCTTTATAGGTTCCCGATTTGTTCAGCATATTTATAATGCTACTAACTATAACATCATCGTATTAGATAAACTTACATATGCGGCTGATAGTGATAGAATCCCTAAAAAAATAAAAGAAGATGAAAAACGTTTTAATTTGGTTGTTGGCGATATTTGCGATATTTCCCATGCTGACCTTCCTCCTCTTAGTTACATTGTTAATTTTGCCGCTGAGTCTCATGTGGATAATTCTATTTCTGACGGTAGACCATTCGTTCGAAGTAATATTGAAGGGGTCTTTAACTTACTGGAAGTAGCAAAAAAGCAACCTAATCCGATATTTAGGAAATTTGTACAGGTTTCTACAGATGAAGTTTACGGAGACATGGAAGACTTAATGGGATCCCCGGAAGCTACAGAATCTTTTAACCTAAAACCTTCTTCTTACTATTCAGCTTCTAAGGCTGCTGCTGAGATGCTAGTTTTATCAGCTAACAGAACCTTTGGATTACCTTACCTAATTACCAGATGTTGTAATAATTTTGGACCTGGGCAACATGCTGAAAAATTCCTCCCTACTGTTTTTGAGTCTATGCGAAATAATAGACCTATACCTGTATATGGCGATGGACTTCAAGTTAGGGAGTGGATTCATACTGATGACCATGTAAGAATAATGGCGGATCTTATGCACTCTAGTTTTACTGCTGAAACTTATAATATTGGCTCAGGATTTTCATATACTAATTTAGAAGTAATTGAGAAAATTTCTGAAGTTTTAAGCATGCCTGCTAACATTGAATATGTATCAGACAGGCTAGGACATGATAGAAAATATGCATTAGATTGTAAGAAGCTAACAGCTTATAAAGGAGATAGAATCTTTACACCTTTGGAAGTATTTTTACAAAGTGAATCGGGAAATTAAAACAATTTTACTAACGGGAGGTACTGGAACACTAGGTTCAACTCTTATACCTCTATTAAAGGAAGCCGGGTACAAAATATTTGCACCAACTCACGAAGAATTTCCAGTAGAAGATATTATAGGAGTAAGTGAGTATCTAAAAGACGAAAAAAGGTTTGATTGTATTCTTCACTGCGCTGCTTGGACAGATGTAAAAGGAGCTGAAAAGCCTAAAAATAAAGAAAAAGTAATAGAAACTAATATTTACGGCTGCATGAACATGAGAGTAGCTGCTAAATGGCAGCCAAGAAAAACTAAAATAGTTTACATCTCTACTGATTATGTTTATGATGGTATGGAGGGAGGTTATACTATTAAATCTAAACCTAATCCTGGAACATTCTACGGATGGTCTAAGTATGCAGGAGAAGCTTATATGAGCCCTACTGATTTAATTATTAGAACTTCTTTCTGCAAAAGAGGAACTTGGGGACCTACTAAAAAGCATCTACAAGCTGTGTTTAAAGATATTTACACTACTAAAGATTGGGTAGATATTATAGCCCCTAAAATTGTAAAATCTTTAAAACGGAAAGGAATTATTCATATAGCAACTAAACGCAAGACTTTAGAAGACCTGGCTTTAGAAGATCATCCAGACGTAAATATCATTTCACATAAAGACGTCAAATTAGGGTATAATTATCCCACAGATTGTACAATCGTATAGTCTATATAATACGAGGATGACCTATTATGACTAATGCAACAGGAAGATTTGGTAGAGCCGGGGGACCGACTCCACAACATATAAGAGAATACGGAGATGTTACTGTATCTTCTGTAGCCACCACTGCCAATGGAGTTACAAATTTACTTGGACCGGCTAGTGGATATACAGGAGTACCAGACTCTTACTTTTATGTTTGGGGATATAGCTGTGGACACGCTCATGCAAATGTAGCATTTGGATTTATAGAATCAGATGAAGGAACCCCTGAAAACATTGCTCCATTTGCTGTGACTCAGAATGGTCCTGCAACAGCTAATTTTTTCGTACCTGTTAAATTAGCCGCTAATGCAGGGGTAGATATTAGACTTTTAGCTGATCCAGACGGGCAAGTTGTAGCTTCCGTACAATTTACAGTACACGAACCTTACGTATAACCCATGGCAAATAATGCAGGTTACATAGGGTTCACCGGTGCTTCCTCTACTGCTGTATCAGTTATTGCAGATATCGCAGAAAGTATTGATGTATCCGGTCTAGTTGATGTATCTGGAACCTCATTAGATAATATTTTAGCTAAAGTTATAGAGTCCAATACAGCCTTAGATTCTATCGCAGCTAACGTATTGACTGCAAGTGCTGTTTCAGTAGGAGGGACCGTTACAACGGCAGCCCCTATAAACCAGAATGTATCTGGTATATCCTTAGACGCTATTAAAGTAGCCACAGCTGCGATACAAACAGACATCGCCGCTAACGAAGTATTACTTACAGCCATTGATGCTGTATTGGATACCATTAAAATAGATACAGAGGCTATTGAAACGGCTGTAGAGGGAACCTTAGATGTTGCATTACAACCTTCCAAAGACTCATATCTAAGCCATGTGTACATAGACTTAGATGCCACAGGAGATAACCCTGCAACTAACACCGAAGTAGTAGCCGCACCTGGTTCAGGTAATAAGTTGGTCATTTATGGAGTACAGGGAAGTATCGTGGGGTCTACAGCAGCCGCAGCAGGTAATTGGTACTTATCTGATGGTAATACATCAGCAGCAACTACGTTATGGACAGGAAGAGCACAAGGGATTACAAACACACAGTTTGAATTAACATTTCCTTATGGTGTAGCACTAACCGCTAACACAGCTCTAAAGCTTACATCTACTGAAGCAGCTAACCATATCTTTATTAACGCAGTAGTATATTATAGAACAGAAGCAGTATAATGGAAAATCAACAAGAGAAAGCTATCAGAATAATACTTAATGGTAAGATAATCCATGAGGATTTCCCATCATTGAATGAAGCGATGGATTGGGCAAAGGTTTTTGTTAAAGAAGATACTTCTAATCTTTTATTTGAAAGTTACGATAAATCCAAATTACTTCTAGATTAGTTTCAAAATAGAGTAAAAAGTACTATAATATAGTATGGATAATATTACATCTAATATCACGGGATTTGTGAAAGCAAATTTCTTTAAAATTATGGGAGTATTTCTAATTATTGGTCTAATCCAATATGCGTGTTCTGATAAACAAGAACCTGTAGAAGAAACTACCCCTTCCCTCGTCACTGTGATAGACCGCTTCGACGAGAAGTAATTCTTATGCGTAACGTAGAGGAAATAAATCATCCTGACCATTATAATATTGGTATAGAAACTACTGACTATATTAAGTCTTGGGATATGAATTTTGTGGAGGGTAACATCATTAAGTATGTTACTCGCTACAGATATAAGAATGGTATAAAAGATCTATTAAAAGCTCAATGGTACATTAATGATTTGATAAGTCAAATGGAAACTACTGATAAGTCAAAGAAGAATAAGAAACCGAAGGACCTAAAAAAGTCAAAGCAACTTCTTTTAGAAGTAAGCAAACAGATGTCCCTAAAAAAGTCAAAGCGATGAAAGAAAATTACACACAAACATTTACATATAAGATATGCATGGCTTGCTTAGCTGCGTCTACTGTAATGTTAATTTGGAATTCATTCCCTTCAGCAGAAGGGCTAGTTTTTACCGCTAGTCTGTCCTCGTTAGTCTACCTAACCTATAAAGATATTAAAAAACGTAATGAGTAAAAAAGTCAAAGAAGAGGTTTCTGAATCGAAAAAAGTCAAAGGAGAGATACAAGTTGTTAAAAACGAAATACATCTTTTGATTTATAAGGTTTCTGAAACCGAAGAAAGAATATTATCATCTTACAATTATAAAGAAGATATTTTATTTTTAATAAATGAGTTCTCAAAAAGTCAAAAACTAAGAACTGAATACAACATTGAAAATGTTGAAAACTTGAAAATGATTTCAATTTCTTTAGAAAATAATTATGGAATTGAAATACCAAGTTTGCAAATTAGAAAAAAAGAATTAGACAAACTGTTTTCTGATTTAGATAAATCAATTTCCGAAATGGAACAATCTCAACCTGAGAAAATCAATTAACATAATTATGAAAGATAACATTAAATCTTATTTAACGGAAGCCTATGAAGGGTATTCCAAAAGTTTAGTCCAAGTAGATGAGTTTCTAGCACAGCAAGAAGAACAACTACAACAAGCAAAAGAACATCGTGAGAACATGGTTTCTAAAATCGCAGAACTTGAAGATATGCTCGGAATTGAGACTATCGAAGAAGCTGTAGTAGAAGAACCAGAACCTGCACCTGTGTAACATAATAGTTACAATTATAAATTAGGGATACAGCTTTATGCTATATCCCTTTTTTTATAACAATTATACAAACCCAAATCGAGCCGAAAACTGGTCGAAAAGTTGTAAATCCGAATCAAGTTTAAGGCAACCAAAGAATGGTGTTGCAATATATTATAGTCCTTTACCGACAAGTAATAAATCGCTCTAAGGGGCGAACTTTTAAGAACTTAGGAAAAGTAAGCTAGAATGGGGCGGAGATGGGCGTATTAGAAATATAAATAATAGCCAAAGAAACTTTCACAATTCCGCCCTTTGCCCTATAATATAATGTAGGGAATAATGCTAGTAAAATAATTTACTAAATCAAACCAAAGTGTGTTTTGAGGTATCTTTTGCTGTATAATTTCTCATAAAATAAAAGCATTATTCCTTACATTTTTTAACAATTTTTTTAACAATCAAATAATAATAACATGGCTAAAACCAAAGCAACCAAAACAAAGCGTTCAACTCCTATGTATCCTCGTGCTTTCCGTTATCGTGCAAACGGTAGTGAAAGTAATCGTAAGGTACTAGTAACAGCGCAAAATCAAAACTCTCTACGAGGATTTGATATTTCCGAAATGTCTGCTCGACAAATCAACTCTCTTGAAAAGACATGGAGTAAAGTTCAGAACTTAAACATTCCATTGGCTGATAAAGAATCCCAAGCAATTTCTTCATCTAAGAACGCTAAAACATCTTTTAAGTCTTTTAAGCAATCTCGCGT